TATTATTTTAATACCATCACCTGCATTTGTAGATATTTCAGATGCATCTAATGAAACACGGGATATACCCAATGTTGTATTAGCTGCTCCCTGAACTACAGGTGCGTTTTTACCATAGATGTCTCTTGCATTAGAAAATGCTCCATCCGCCTGTATTGTAAATAATACATTTGGATCATCTATTACATACGCCATAGCATCAGATGCTGCGGTGCTTGCTGGAAAGTGCTGACTAAAAGTCAACTGATTAGTATTTGGATCTGTAAATCGACATCCCATGAAAATACCACATAGGTCAGTTGCTGAACCATCCATAGTACCTGTCATCTTTGCAATTGTAGTTGCATTACTGGCATTTACTAACTGAACAATGTCGCCCTTGACTATTGCTGTACTCTCCCCAGATTTAATAGGGTACTGTCTAAATACCTCTAATGAACCTGCATCGAATCTGCCGATTGGGTTTAATCCAAATGGTGCTGCTACACTACTCATTTTAAGCCTCTTCGGTTAATTATGTTACACTAACTTGTGCGAGTAGCCTTTTCTGGTTTTAGAACTGGCATCCTCGGATCAGATTCTCTCATGTAATTATTATCGACAGAACTCATTTGTTGTACGTTCTTTTCTCGATAATGATCTCTTCGAGCATCCATATTTTCTTTGGAGTTCTTGCAAAGTAGCAATCCTCCAACCTCTACATTGCCACTAAACTTAGAATCAATATCAGTCATAACTTTTAATTCAGGATGGTCTTCTGCTCTTACGGCTTCCCAACCCTCACGAAATTTAGCTGAGACGTTTGTCATGTCGGCTTGACCAAGTGTTGATGTGCGTATCCACCTATATTCCACTCCATCTACTGGATCAGGATCTGGTAGAGCGTTTGGTCTTGACCAAGTGACCTTTCTTTTTGTGCTGTCTCTTGTATCTGCTGTGCGTGATGTTCTATCTGCCATCAGTTAGCCTCCTTCAAAAGCTGTGCTGCATATTGCTCATTTGTTAGTCCAAGTCGTTTAGCGAGTGCGACTTGTGTTGAGGTCAGTTGCACTTTGCGTGGTTTTTTTGCAGTTCTACTAGGAGCGGCAACCACGGAACCAACAGATCGTGGAGGTGCTTCTACCTCTCTTGTCTCCACACTCTGCTTGTCGAAATAATCAGGAAATGTTCTTTGCATAGCTTCATCTATCTTTTGATAGTATGTTTGCGCATCTGTAACAGGATTTATTTTATCTAGGAGTAGCTTTTGATGCACTCCCATTGCAAACCCTGTCATTTCCTCGTGTCCTTTTTTTTGAAACCAATCATTATTAGCTAACCAATCTTTATCTTCTTGTGTTGGTTGATGCTGTTTAACCTCTGTATAAGCTGGTTCTGCTTTTTTTGGCGCTGGTTCTTCTGCCCTTTTTCTAGGCTTGTAGTCATTAACCTTAAATTGTTCTGCTTGCGCCTTGTTAAGTTTAGACTGAGCTTCCACAATCTTATCTGGATCTCCAGCTTCGTATGCTTCTTTGTATTCTTTTTTTGCAGCCTCTATGACTGCATCTGTTCTACCTTTTACTTGCTCTACTAATAAAGCCTCACCATCATCTAGAGTTTTCTTAAGGGAATTATTTTCTTTTAAAACTCTTTCAGCATGAGCTATTGCTTCATTCTTTTCTCTCTCAGCAGCCTCTTTAGCTCTTCTTTCTTCGTGATACTCATATTTTAATTGTTTGATTCTTTTCTGAGCATCGCCTTTATACTGAGCAATCTCGTCATCCTCAGGAATGTTAGGTTTAGTTCCCTCTGTCCTAGCAGGTCTTCCCTGATCTTCCTGAGGGGTATCGTCTATGACTTGAACCTCTATATCAGGAACTACGTTTTCTTCTTGTTCTACTTCTAAGTTTTCTGCAGTGTTTTCACTCATACTCTTGCATACCCTCTTGGATCATCGACAACTGCTTCCACAGTGTCATCGTTAATTAATCTAAATTCTTCACCTTTTATTTTAAATCTGGTTCCAGAATAAGATCTAAAAATAACAAAATCACCTTTTTGACAGTAAGCACCATTAGGAAATTTCTCTGTGTCTTTATAGGCTTCTTCACCCATATCAACAACAAAACCAATAATAGATGCTGTTTCTTCTGCTTTTACTAAAGTGTCTGGCATATGAACGCCACCTTCAGTTTTTTCAGCCATTTTAGGTATACTGATAAGTAATTTATACCCTTTTGGCACAGGTAATTTTAACTTAACTTCTTCTTTTATTTCTTTTTGTGCTGTATACATAATTCATATATATCCTAATTTTTTGTTTTAGAAAAGCCTTAATCTTCAATAAACCTTTTTTCAATTGTTTTAATTTCTTCTTCAATCTGCTTTGTAGCTTCGATTTTCCCGCATGTTTCCCTATATTCTTCATAGGAAGATGCTCCGCCATTCGAGACATAATTAGACCAATCATATCTCATCTCCTGTATTTTTTTAATAATTGGTGTATATACTGTTTCATTTTTATTCATTTTGCAACTGCTTTGCTGCATCCATTACTAATTTAGCTTCTTCTTTTTGGTCTTTAGCAGCGTCTGTGGCTAGTTTTGCAGCTATTCTTACGCCCTCACGCTTATCTTCGCTTTCAAGTCTATCCTCTTGTAGATCCTTATTTATCTTTGTTTTTGCTGCCTCCAACTCTAATTTTAATTTATCCATTTCAATTTTGTGTTGTAGCTCTGCTTCTTTTATTGCCAACTCTCTTTGCTGTATTATTGTCAAAGGATCTTCTTGTGCTTTCTTTGCTGCCGCTGCCTGCATCTCTGCTTCATTAGATGATAGTAACTTTTGAGCAGCTTGAGCTGTGAGTCTAGAAAGTTCTGACTCCGCATCCTCAGGTAATGGTTTTTCTTCCGATGGCATAGGAACACCTAGCTTTTCCTCCATATCTTTTCTGTATTGGAAAGCCACATGTTCTGTTATGTGTGCTGCTATAGCTGCTTGAATTGCCCCTGCAAACGGTGACTGTCCAACTATTTCTTTTATCTTTGGGTCATTTGCTGCAGCTAAATGCACAGTAATATGTGCCTCATGATCCTGATATTTAAATGCTTTTACTGGCTCTTGTTTCAATATCATCATGTTTTCTGTGACAGGATCGTTAGGTTTTATGTCTTCTTTCAACTTAACTATATCTTTTGCATCTGTAATACCCAGCACCTCTAACATTTGTCTGTGTAGCTTGCCCATGTCGTAAAGTTGTGGTGCCTGTTGTGCCAACTGTAATGCAGCCTGATATTGCATAATACGTTGTGACATTGTGGCAGCATTTGGATCTGATACAGGTATTACATCAACTCTGTCATCAAAATCTTTTATTCTAGAAAAATCACCCTCTGTCTCATACGCATATTCAGATGGCATGTAATCATGTATAATATTAGATATTAATCTTAATTCTTTTTTTAGTGAACTGTGTAATCTTGACTGCACACCTGACATAACTTTCATGGATCTTTCCATGAGAGCTAGTGTTGTTCCTACTGGCGCTTGCGAGTTGATGTCTCCAACTTGTATATCTGCAACGGAGCCAATCCTTCGCCCCTCGTCAACGATATTTTGGAGTAGTTGGTACAAGACTGAACTCGGTTCCTTGTAAGGAATGAAAGTAATAGCGTCACGAATCGCACCACCAGGCACATCAACGTCACGGAACTCACCAGGCATGAGAGGCGAATCATCCCCTTTGATGCGTAAACCCCTAGCTTTAAGACCAGCAGGTAAATTAGATAAAGTACCAGCATCGATAAGTTGACGCAAAATCGAAGTAGCGCTCTTGGCAAGACCACCAATGAGGTGAATAAGCCCCGTGCCATAGAAGCCCAGACCAGGAAGATATTTGTAATGTACGAAGTATTGTATTTTCTTTTTCTTCGTGTCGTCTTCATAATAATTTCTCCTGATTGACAATATCATTTTGGATGACTTATCAATTGTGACAACATAAGGTCTAGCTATGCCTTCTTTGTCTTGGAATGGTTCAGGTAATTCTAGATCTGCGTGAATCTCTAGCAGTGTGTGTCTGTCATCGTCTTCTATTGTTGCAGACTCACCATCTAATTCGTCATACTTTTCTTGTATATCTGAAAAATCAGGCTCTGGATCTGGTAAATCTAAATCTTTATAAAAGCCATTC